GCACGTACTAAAAATTCTGATGGGTGGATCTATAAAACCCAACATGACTGGACTATGGAAACTGGTCTAACTCGCAAAGAACAGGAAAATGCCCGTAAAAAACTGAAAGACCTAAGTTTTTTAAAGGAAATGAAAAGGGGTGTACCTTGCAAGGTTTACTTCAAAGTTGAGCGTGAAAATCTATACAAAGCATTAATAGAATACTCTGAAAGCCTTGATTCATCACAGTATGCACCAAACGGGCAATCTAGTCTGAACGAAACGGGCGAACTAGTTGGCACCAAACGTACCAACAGTGTTGCACCAAACGGGCAATCTATTACAGAGAATACAACAGAGAATACTACAGATATTAATTTAGGCGCATCCGCACCTAAAGCACAAAAATTCTCTGCTAAAAAATTCTTATCTCAAAATGGAGTTTCAGAAGAAACAGCTCAAGAGTTTATTGATCTGAAAAACAAGAAACGTAAAACCATCACTGAGCGTGCTTTGAAAATCATTTTCAATCAAGCAAGCGAAGCACAACTTTCAAATGAACGTGTATTTCAGATCATTGTTTTACGTGGCTGGGAATCTTTCAAAGCAACTTGGGCATGGCATGAGACCAATAGTCAATTAGAGCAATTGGAAAATCCAAGAACTGCACATCCACAATCCAATCAACAAGAATCTCTAGAAGATTCATTTGTGGAGTTCTGATCATGTCAAACCTTCACAAGATGGAATTCGAACAAGCTGTACTAGCAACCTTGATGACTGTTGACAACAGCTACAACAGCCTTGAAGTAAAGCCGAGTGTTGAGGACTTTTACGCTACTCGTCACCAAGAAATTTTAAAGGCCATTGAAAACCTAAATATCCAAGGCAAGCCGTATGACGTGGTGATGGTTAAGGATTTACTTCAAGCCAACAACCAATTACATATCCTTGGTGGCGAGCAGTACTTGATGCAAATGATGCAAGAGGCACCAGCATCGTTTTACAACATTCCAAGCTACATCTTGAAGTTAAAGAAGCTTACCGAGTGCCGAAAAATTGAATCAGCTGGTAAGAAAATCATTGAGCTGGCTCAAAACACATTGACTGAAGACATGCCAATGAAAGCCCAAGAAATTGTGGCTGGTGTTGAGTCAGTGATTGCCACCGATACTCGTTACAACCTACAGGATTCAAGCGTTATGGCGTTTGAAGTACTGAACGAGAAGATCCAGCACAAGACCAACAAAACTGGTTTGGCTTATGGCGTAAATACAGGTTTACGTGACCTTGATGCAATGCTTGGAGATATAGAGCCAAGTCATTACATGGTAGTCGCTGGCGCACCAGGTGGCGGTAAAACAACAATGGCTCAGATGGTTTCACTCAATGCAGTTAAGCGGAACAACGCACCTACATTGTTTTTCTCAGGTGAAATGGCTCATTACGAAGTCACCAATCGAATTGTAAGTGCTTTGGGCAAGATCCCATTTGATCACATCAACAAGGGAAATATGACAAGTGATGATTATTCATCATGGGTTCATTTGACTGTCGATGTTTTCCCTCAATACAAGCTTGATATCGTTGATAAAACAGGTATCACAATTCAAGAAATCCGTGGAGAAATTAAGAAATCAATTGCAAAGCATGGACGAATCGGCTGTGTGATTGTTGATTACATCCAGTTGATGAGCGATCCATATTTCAAAGAACAATACGATGTTATTACCGCAGTTTCAAAAGGTTTGAAAAAGATTGCTAAGGATTTCAAGGTTCCAGTAATCGCTTTATCTCAACTCACAAAAGATGCCATTGGCAAAAAAATCACAATGTCTGATTTACGCGGATCAGGGCAAATCGCTCAGGATGCCGACAAAATTGTGATGCTCTATCCATGTCCAAATGCACAAGGCGTGATCGTTGCTGATGTTGTTAAAAACCGACAAGGCAAAAAAGGAGAGGTTCGTTTGAGTGATCGATTTGAGTATTGCCAGTTCGGAAATGTAGGCAGTGTTTTAGATGGTATTGAGAGCGGGTCAATGCAAGGGGAGCTGGTATGAATGCGGTTGAGTTTGTGAAAAAACACGGTTGGGAAGAAGCCAAGAAATTCTTGAATTTACCAAGTTACACGATAGACCAATTATTAATGCTCCAGTCTGGTCTGCGTTGCAATGAATTGCAAAAACTAGTCGATAGTTGGGAGTTAGTGGAGTCATGGGGAAAATTAGAAGATGCAAAACTATATGATTTATCTCCTTGTGAAAAAAAGCCTGAATCCGCAGGTTATAAGTTGAAAAAAGCCATTACTGACGTGGAACGAGTAGGGGGTAGGGTGTGAGAACAGGAACCAATAGCGAATCACTTTACATCAAAGATCGTTCAGCTTGGGATTTGTCAGAATTCCTAAGTAGTGGTGGTCAGATCGAACATGTGCCATATGGCGTTTCAAATGAAGTTAAGCAAGAGTTCAATAAATCAAATGCTCAGACGCACATGAAACAAATAATGGGCGCAGCAATCGCAGAGGCTAAGGCCAAGAAAGAATCAAAACCTAAGCGAACTAAAACTGAAGCTGAGATTGAAGCAAAAAGACAGAGTGATAAAGAGCGTAAACGAATCAAAGATGCTCAATCACAGGCTGTAAAAAGAAAGGCTAAAGCTGATTTAAGCGCAGAGCAAATATCAATATTCAAAAAGTTTCATTCCAAGGCATCACATGGCGATATTGCTTTACTAGCAAGGTTGACAGGTGTTTCAGCAACAACATTGAAGTCAACTATGTATGGCGAAACTGTGATGAAGAAAGATCGATGGGATGGAGTTAAAAAGCATTTGCTGAGTTTTGACTATTCAATCAATGAAAGCGCAATCAAAGGAAGATTGAAGAAAGAAATCAATGAATTGGATCAAAAAGCATATCGAAAAGCTTATAGGGCTGAATGGCAAAAGATGCAAAGAGCCAAGCTTAAACAGATAACAGAAAAGTATTGTGGAGTGGTGGCACTATGACAACTATAAACAACCTGACAAAACATGACTTTAAGGTGGGGGATTTGGTGGTTTTAAATCAGAGTCACTCACAGAATAGAGTTCTTAAAATTCAAATGTTTCATGAAGATTTTATTAGAGCTTTTGTGAGGGATTCAATCAAATATTCTTTTGGACATAAGATTAATTTCAGACACGCCACGCCCGAAGAAATCAAAGCTGGTCACCGTTTGGAGGCAGAACGTCATGGATAAGTTAATCATTGAGTTTAATAAAAAGTTCGATAAACAAAAACAAGAACTTATTGATGGATTTAAAGCATTAGGGGAGGAAAAAAGACTTCCTAAAGCTTTGGCAACAATTGAGGGCGAACAACCAACATATAAGAATTATTTTAAAGCGGGTTGGCAATCCCGACAGGCTGAGGTTGATGAATACAAAATGGTCAGTGAATCAATCGAAGACATGTATTTACTAGTACAAAAAAGGATTGAAGAGAAAGATAAGCGGATTAAACAAGCCTTATCTGAACTTGAGTCTTTACATAATAAAAAGTGGGCTGAGTGGAAAGAACAAGCAGATATGCATTCTCAAGGTGAAGCAAATGCTTATGAACATGCAATCCAGATTCTAGAGAGAGTTTTGCGAGGTGAGCATGAGTGATTATCTAAACATGACACTTAAGGAGCTTCAGCAAGAACATGCTGAGTTGCTTTTATTTAATGAAGAGTTAGATCGTCGCTGTAAACACCACGAAAAACAGGCAAGGAAATATCAATTTAAATGCTGGTCGATTTCAAGTCTGTTTATTGTGCCAAAGGATGATCACGAAATGACAATCAAGGCCATTAAGACAATTTTGGAAAGGGTTGGTGAAGCATGAATAGTGAATCGATTTCATATATCTGTTTGACTATCTTGCTTTTGGCTTGGTGGTTTAAAGAGCCATTAACCAAATTGATTGGGGGTTAAATGCAAATTCCTAAACCCCTCATCATCGGCATTGATCCAGACTTAGAAAAATCGGGAGTGGCTGTCTTAGGACAGTCATTCGAGCTGAAGAATTTAACCTTTGCTGAAACTGTTGAGCTATTCCGCAGTCACCAGGATCAGATCAAGAAAGTGGTGATCGAGGCAGGTTGGATGAATAGAAAATCAAATCTACATAGTCGTATTGGTCAATCTAAGCGCGTAGGTGAGCGAATTGCTAAGAATGTAGGTGAGAACCATGCGACAGGCAAATTACTCGTAGAAATGGCGAAATCTTTCGGTTTAGCAGTGGTTGAAGTAAGACCAACCAAAACCAAAAAGAATTCAGAAGAATTTAACCGCATTACTGGCTGGCAAGGTCGAACGAATCAAGAGCAGCGTGATGCAGGTATGTTGATTTGGGGGATGGGTTAATGCAATGGATCTTAGCTTTCTTCCTGTTCATTTTCATGATGGGAGTGAAAATATCTGATGGTGCGGTACTGGATTGGGTTTTCTTTATCGTTGTAGTGGGCATGTTTTTAGCAGCAATAGTGGCAGTACGAGTATTAGGTTAAGGGGCAATTATGAACGCAATAGCAGAGAAGTTTGAACAATTCGAGTGGTTGACTCATGGCATCACTGCTAAGTCACCGCAATTCGGTAGTGATGTACAGGGTACAGGAGAGAAACCATTGGATTATCAAGATCGCTTGGGTGCTATTGCGTCAATGGAAACCCAGTTAGAGAAGTCGATTACTTCGGTGATCATCTTTGGACAAAACAGTAAGAGTGATTTTGAGTTTGTACAGAATCATTTGGCAAAAATCATGATTGCAAATGCATTGAGTGATAAGCGTCGAGAACCAGAAGGGATTCAATTAGATTATTTGGCAGTGTTGATTGCTCGAATGGTAATTGATTTCTCTATTGATCCAGAACTTGAGAATAACTTCACGGCACAAGGTCGGTTGTATTATGCAGGGATTCGTACACATCAAATGTCAGTCGATCAGTATCGCAAGACATGGAAACAATACGAAAATATGATGGTTATTGCTTTGGAAACCTCTATTAAATGTGCTTCAGAAGCCATTGAAAAGTACAGAAAAAATACTTACAAAGATACTGAACAGCGAACAAAAATCCAAGCTTCCAAGCGTTGGGGCTGGTGTTAAAGCCAACTTACCAACTAAGAACCTTGTTTGGTCTCGGATGAACCGTATTACGACCAGTATAGAAAAACTATACCTTAGTTTCCGATATAATGGAATCCCTATGCTTTCAAATCTTTGTAAGTATTTTATCTGTACTTTTCAATGGCTTCTGAAGCACATTTAATAGAGGTTTCCAAAGCAATAACCATCATATTTTCGTATT